ATTGCACGTTATGAGAATAGAAATGATGTAATATCAAGCGAAGAACTTACTAAAATTGGTCAGTCTTATATAAAATATAAAGGCTTGCCAGAGATAAAACTTACTGTAAAAACTCAGTCTAATTTGTGGAACGTAGGAAATGTAGTGTATTTCAACGCACCGCTTCAAGAGTTAAATACTGATTATATGGTTAAGTCAAAGGAAATCCACATAATTCCATCAATAAATCAAGTTTTTTACACATTTTCCTTAACAAGTTCATTTAATAGTGAATCTGAAATCAATTATTTTGATAATCAACGTAGCAAAAACGCAGGCAACATCTCACAAGGAGAGTACATTACTAGGAATATTGACTTAGAGAACTCCGCTAACATTATATTTAGTAATTTAACCGTTACGGAAATCGGAACTATAACAGGCGACAATGTACTTAATAGTGCATTAAATAGTCCACTTAGGAGGTAGTTATGACAGAAGAATATAAAAATAAGTTACTTAAATACTTAACTGGGAACATTGAAGAAGAAACTGGTACTAACGAGCCTCAATTTGTTGACGGTGGAACAGTAAACAGCAACATAAAGACATATGTAAATAATTATTTTCAATATGGCTCAAGCATTACAGGAACGGTAACTGTAAATAATTCCGATTATTATTTGTCTTATGGATTTTATTACTATAATCAAGCACAAACCGACATGAGAGGATTTGTCCTTATTATTGGCAACAATCATATTCCCGTTCAAATGATAACCGAATTTGATAGTGGAACATCTTTAAAACCATTCTCTTATTTAACTTATGATGAAGATGGTTATATATATGGTGTTGATAAAGAATACGATCCGACCGGTGGAAGTAGTGGAACAGTCTTTTATAAAGATTTTAGATTTATAATGCTTAATAAAATTTTATATAATCAAAGCGGAACTTTTGTGGTAAAGCTTAGGAAAAGTTATAACTTTTCATCAACGTATGCCTCATCAATTTTAAATGTGTATAATTGTACTAAGCAAATAAATACATCAAATTATTTCTTCTTTGTCGAATCGACTGGTTCAAATTTTGGTGTGTTAAGTTTAGACGTAAATGTAGGCGAAGGCAACGAATGGAAATTTGTAACAACTAACTTAATAAACATAAGCAGTGAAGTAGTATTCTTTAATGATTACACAAGCACTAATTTTAAAATCATTATATCTGGAACAGTTACAATTTATCCGAAATATTACAATTATAGAGAGGTTGTTTATGAATATTCTGATACACCGACCATTACTGAATTAAACACAATTAGTTCACCAGACTTTACGACTACAAGTTATTCTATGGTTTCTATGGTTAGGCTTAGTTATCAAGATACGTATTTGATTTACAACGAGTCTACAACTAATGACGATTATTATTTCTATAAAGTGAATTATAGTAATAATTCTTTGGAACTAATTGAAAGTTTCACAGTCCCTACTGGGTATAACTCGGCTGAATTCCAAAAAATAGGCAATTTACCATTCTTTAAACTATATTGGCGAGTTGAAGAAAATAGCACCTATGTTGTAAAAAGTTATCTAGGGTTAATAATTGGCAAAAATGTTTATTACATGTCACTTCAAGACGTCTTATATACAGAGTTTACTATTTCATATTTTATAAATCAAAATTTTAATTTATATGAAATATACAACAATATAAACAATAACCAATCACAAATCGTTCAAATAATTTATAACGTAAATAATTATAATGGACTATCTTATGAAAGTAAAAATTGCATAGTACCAAATAGCGGAATACTCCGTGACGAAAATGACAAAATTATATTTGCTCGAAATTTATATAATAAAACCATTTTGGGAGCCGTTACGACGTCAACCTTACAAATACCTAATACTATGCTAAATGACGCCACAATAAGCGAAAATGACTTAATTAGTGTCACTAACGCTTCACTAACGGAAGATACAACAGATATTACTAAGAATGTGTATGAAACAGTTAATATAAATTTTGCAAACAGTATTTCGATAAAAAACGACAATGACATTAATAACGAAATATTAAATCCCGTTGCTTCCGCTAGATTAAATGGAAGTACAACACAAGCGGTCGATTATGAAGATGCATACGCTGGCAAGTTAAGAGTAAATTATTCAGATGGTACAAATATGATTATTACGTTAAACCCAAGTGTAAATATATTATTTTTAACGACCACATCGGCACAATACGATTTTATAATTTATGTGTCAAAACAAATTGATACTATTGAAATTATAAGCATGGATGAGGTCACATCTTATCAAACTATATCAAATTTAAACTTCGAAATTGGGAAAATATATCAAATAACCCAAAAGGTAGAAGTACAGTAAAGGAGGTAGATTATGGCACAAATCACTTATGCAAATAAAGTAAAATTAAATGACGATCCAAACATACCAGATATAAATAAAGTAACTGATGACGATATGAATGAGATTAAATCAATAGTTAATGGGAATGATAATGATTTTCAAAACACCTTGCCTACCACTTTATATTCGGATTCGACTGGTACTAATGGGAATGTAACACTATCTGACGACTCAAGTAATTATTCACATTTTGAAATATTCTTTAAAAAAGACGATTATCAGTCTTCCAACAAAGTAGGCTCAGGCTATGCTTCTTTAATTGCACATTACACAAATGTACAATCAAACACTACATATATTGATTTTAAAAATGTTTTAATATCCGGGACAACAATAACAGTTTTATCATATCAGGAATGGTATAACAACTGGGGAACTACAGGTGTGACGGCTGGTAATACAAACGGAATTTATATTACAAAAGTCTTAGGATATAAATAGGAGGTAAAATATGCAAGTAATAGTAGATAAACATACTGTAACAATAAATAAAAACGAAATAATAAATGAGAGAGAATATAACGTACAAGCTTGTAATTTTCAATTCTCATCAGAATATGACGGATTACCTAAAATCGCAATATTTAAAACTGACACAGTTACAAAACAAATATTATTAAGCGGTGATTCATGCATAACACCAAGCGAGGTTTTAGAAACCACAGGAATAGTAGGATTAGGCGTGTATGCTTATGAGAATGATGGGGATAATCTTATTTTAAGATATTCTCCTACACCAGCAGTATTCACAGTAGAACCAGGTTCTTATGATGAGGGCGACGCACCTACACCACCTACACCAAGCGTAATAGAACAGTTACAGGCTCAAATAACTGAAAATGCAAATAATATAAGTTCATTACAAGATGTAACAAGTACACATACTACACAAATTGAAACTTTGCAAACTGATGTAAATAATATAAAAGCGGAGCAAATAACTCAAAATCAAAATATTCAAACAAATGCTAATAATATTCAAACAAATACAACAGATATAGCAAATATAAAGAGTGAGCAAATTACGCAAAACCAAAATATATCACAAAATACAAATAATATAACCAATATTAAATCAGAACAAGTTACTCAAAACACTAATATACAAAATAACACTAATAATATATCGGCATTGCAAACTGGCTTATCTAGTGAGATTACAAATCGTCAAAATGCCGATATAAATTTACAAAGTCAAATTGACGCGATTACTTCATCATCTGACGTAGTAGATATAGTAGGAACGTATGCACAATTACAGTCTTACGATACACAGCATTTACAAAATAATGACGTTATTAAAGTCTTACAAGACGAAACGCACGATAATGCTATGACATATTATAGGTGGGATAAACACAACTCACAATGGATTTATATAGGCCAGGAAGGGCCATATTATACTAAGTCTGAGACTGATACGCTTTTGCAAGGTAAAGCAAATGTAAATGATGTCTATAGCAAAAGCCAAATAGATACCAAATTAGAAGATTACGCTTTAAAGACGGATTTAAATGATTTTGTTACCGAGCAAGATGTAGACACTAAGTTGGAAGATTATGTAGAAACAACTACATATACGCAAGGACAAGCAAGCCAAGACGCAAACATTGAAGAGAATGCAACTAATATTAATTGGCTTCAAACTTTAGTAAATCAAATGCCAACTGTTAGTGGAAGTGGTACTGACTTGTCATTACAAGATGTTTTAAATTATAGATTAATGAAGTTCTTACCACAGGGGAATAGTAGTCAGTTTAGTACTAGAGGTGTTCAACTATTTGATAAGAATAATGCAAATATTTTAAATAAAACAGGACTTGGTGGCTCTCAAAATTTAATTTATAGTACCACATCTAACAGTAAAACTTTATATATTTCATGTGAGCAAAATACAACATATACTATATCAAAAATAATTTCTTCTCGTTTTGCTGTGGCAACGTGTGAAGGATTACCACGAATAGGAGAAACATTATTGAATATAATTACAGACCATTCTGCAAGTTCAATAACAATTACTGCACCTAATGACGCTCATTATTTATTAGTATGGTATTATAGAGAAGATTTAGAAACTTTAACTGAACAACAAATTTTAGACAGTATTCAAATTGAAGAAGGCTCAACTGCCACCTCATACGAACCATACACAGGAGGAGTACCAGCGCCTAATCCAAGTTATCCATATCCGGTAAAGAGTGTTGCTGGGGAGAATGTTTTGAAAATATCAAACTCTAATAATACCGAAACACAAAGTTATTCCATTTCACTAGGCAATATAGAACTAAACTCATCACCAGATGGAACAATACGTGACACAATAATAGGTAAACCTAATGAATGGTATAAACGTGAATATATTGGCAAGGTTGTTTTAAAAGGATCCGAAAATGGTTGGGGACAAGCATCTGCTTCAACATGGGGTAGTAATAGTTTTATTATAAATAAAACATTAATAAGAATGGACGCAATTAATTGGTCTGAATTATTATGTCCATATTTAAAAAGCTATAGTACTTCAATTGTTAAAAATTTAAACAATGAAATTGTATGTGGTAGTGTGTCTTTAGTTGTTAATAATGCGAATATTTCAAATTTAGAAGATTTTAAAGCATGGTTACAAGAAAAATATAATAGCAATATGCCTGTGACTGTATTATATATTAAATCACAATACACCGACATTCCAATCACCGATACAACTCTAATAAACCAACTAAACAACATATACAACAACGCACACTCATACAACGGTGTTACAAACATAACAACAACTTATGCAGACGGTAACGAGCAAATGTATTTAGATATTGATGCTTTGAAGGATGTGTGGAGTACTACAAGTACTGTTTCAACTTTATCAGCACCACGTACTACATTGCAATTAAATAATCAAGTAAATATTGCCGATGTAGATATTAATGACGTAGTAGAGGAGGTAAAGAAAGATGAAGAATGATACAACTGTGACTTTTGCCTTTATCTTCTCTGTAATTTCTACCGTAGGGCTTATAATTAATCTAATTTTAACAATAAGACGTGATAATAAAAGTAATCAAAAAGACGACATAACATTAAAAGAAGGTATTATTAAGGCTAATATGAAACTAGACCAAGTTTGTAACACAAATAATAGTATTTTAGTAGAAATGGACAAGTTAAGCGATAAAGTTAATAATATGGCTTTAAAACAAGAAAACCATGAAACTAGAATAAAGATATTGGAGGGGAAACATGAAAAAGATTAATTGGAAGAATGTACTAGAACGTGCATTGTGGACATTCGTTCAAGGATTTATTTCAACGATGGTTATAACAGGGTTTACTAAAGAAGAATTAAAAGCCACCTTAATTGGTGGACTTGCAGGCGGACTATCCGCTCTTAAAACGATAATCGTCGAGTTAAAGGAGGGATAATATGGCAAAACGTGGAATTGATGTAAGTTCACATAATGGAAATATAAACTGGGGAGCAGTTAAAAATGATGGTATAGAGTTCGCTATACTTAGAGTTGGATATGGAATGTATGACAATCAAAAAGATGCACAATTTGAAAACTATTATTCAGGGGCTACCTCAGTTGGAATACCAGTCGGAGTTTATTTATATAGTTATGCTAAAAGTGTGGCAGAGGCTGAACGTGAGGCTGACTGTGCTATCAAATGGTTAAGTGGCAGGAAGTTAAATTTGCCTGTATATTTTGATATCGAAGATCCTAGTCAAGAGCATTTAGGACGTGGAACACTAGACGCAATGTGTAGAGCATTCTGTAATAAAATAGAACAGGCTGGTTACTCGGCTGGTATTTATGCAAGCAAGTATTGGTCTACAAGTGTTATAAGCGGTGCAGAGTTAGGTCAAAGATATACTTACTGGGTTGCACAGTATTATAATCAATGTACTTATAACGGTCCTTATGCAATATGGCAAAATAGTAGTACAGGACGCGTGGCTGGTATAAATGGCAATGTGGATATGGATATTATGTATCAAGATATAATAAACGGTAATTCAACACCGCAACCACAGCCTAGTCCAACGGGGTGTACAGGGGATATTACATATAAAGTTTATGATAATCAGAAAGGTCAATATCTTCCATCAGTTGTAAATGATAGAGATTATGCTGGTAATCGTGGTAATACTATTGGTGGTATAAAAGCTAAATGTCAAAATGGAAATATTTATATGCAAACACACATAATTGGTAAAACTAAAACCGATTGGGAAGAAACTGTTACTTTAAATGCTAGTAATTATGACTCAAGCTCACCAAATGCTTACAGCGGTATTTTAGGTAAAAATGTTGACTGTGTTAAAGTATGGAGTGATTATGGACATGTTTCATATAGAGTTAGTCCAGTAAATGGCAATTATTATGCGTGGGTAGATAGTAGAAATAGAAATAATGGAACATCTGAATCTTACGCAGGTGTATATGGTAAAGCAATAGACCGTATTCAAATGAGATAATAAAAACATTAGGGATTAGTTTCTCTAATGTTTTTTTAGTAAAAAAAATTAATAAATTTTGTAATTTTACGACCATTTTACGACCACGTTTTTTAAAACGTTATAAAAAAACATTTGAAAGAAACCTAAAAATCATTGATTTTAAAAGGTTTTTAAATATCTTCAAAAACTTTTAAATGGTGTTAATAATTCTCCGTTGCGGCACCATAGAAAAATAACCGTTGAGTTTCAACGGTTTTTATAATTTTACGACCATTTTACGACCATGTTTTACAAATTGTTAAGTAGTTTTATGACTTTTGATTTGTCCTCAGGGTACATATGATAATAAGTGTTCTGCACCATAGAAATGGTGTCTCCAAGTCTTTCAGCAACATCTCTAAAATCTGCGCCTAGATAAATAAGCAGTGATACATGCGAATGTCTAAACCCATGAATAGTAATAGGTTTAAAGTTTTCTTCTTTAACTAAATTTATATAGTTCTTCAAATGCTCTCTCAAAGTAGTTACTGCCAAATGTTTATGATTTCCAAAAATAAATAAATCTTCACTAAACTTATATACATATTTTTCATTTTCGTAATGTTTTTTTAATAAATTTATGAGATTATCAGTTAAATCAATAGTTCTTACAGAGTTCTTTGTCTTTGGTGATGTAATCATATATGAACCATTTCCCAATCTATTTGTAAGTGTTTTATTAATCGTAATAGTCTTATTTTCGAAACTTAGATCATTCCAATTAAGTGCTATCATTTCTCCGACTCTTAATCCAGTAAAATAAAGAAAATTAAAAATTAAATTATAGTAATCGTCATCAACGTATTTTATAAAGATTTTGAATTCATCATAAGTCCAATAATTGTCTATTTTAACCTCGTCTATTGGATTTTCATTTTTTATATTATGGAGTAGATTGACAAATTTAGAATTATAATTGTAAGTACCTTTAGCATATGTTAAAATTTCTCTAAAAAACCCAATAATTTTATTTTTATGTTTAATACTATAGCCTGATTTTTCAATTCTTTCATACCATTGGTTTATAGAACTTTCTTTAATATTAAATAATTTCATATTTCCAAAAGGTATTAAAATATGTTTTTCAGCTATTTTTTTCTGCTCATAATACGTGGAAGATTTAACTTTTCTTTTTTTATAAAATAACCACTCATTAAAAACTTCTTTAAATAAAACATTGTTTGTTATCAAATCGTGGCTTTTAGTTTTTATCATAAATTTACTTTCAGCATCCTCCGCATCTTGTTTTGATAGATACATCTTTGATTTATATCTTTTTTTATTCCCGTTTATATCTTCATAAGTACATCTAAAATACCAATGTCTTTTATCTTTTGTCCATTTTTTCTTGTCATTTTCATTATATACTGGCATAAATTTACCTCCTATAAAAACTACCCAATAGGGTAGCCTTTTTATTCTTATTTACCATGTATGCCCACAATTCTGACATACATGAACTGTTTTAGTAGTATTTTTAATTTTTTGTTTCTTTTTTCCAAATACTTTTATTAATAATGCCGGTAGAGTGAAAATTAACCATTTTATAAATATCCACCACCAACCTATACATAACCACCAAATAATGCTATGATGTTTGTTTACTAATTGTGCTTGATTAACAGCTTGTACTGTTATGTTTGTGCTATTACAAATAGGACAATTCATGATACACCTCCCATCTAAATTCTATATTAAAACCCCTGTACTAGCAGGCCTTAATCTAAATTATCTAGCAAATACTTAACGTATTTATCAGCTTCATCTTCCAAATCTTTTATTTTAAACTCGTCTAATTTCTTTTTATATAAGTGATTTAATTCATAGTGTGCAAATTCATGAATCAATGTCTTTTTTTGTTTTTCTATTGAAATATTTTTGTTTATATAAATAATAACTATATCTCTATAATCAAAAATACGCCCATAAACGCGTCGTGGTAGTGGTAAATATTCTATTCGAATATTATTATAGTTTAAATAATCTTCTTGCGAAACTTCGCCACGCAATAAAGAAAATAACGTATATACCACCCCTTACTTGTCTAATTCTTCATCTATTCTTTTTTTAGTAGCATCAACAAAATTGTTCAATGCTATTTGTTCTTCTTTACTTAATAATTTTATTTTTTTATACAATTCTTTTTCTGTATCAGTTTCATATGGATTTATAACGTTTTCTATATCTGATTTGCCTAATAAAAAATCTATTGACACATTAAAATAGTCAGCCAATTTATCTAATGTTTCAAAATTTGGCTCTGTTTCGCCACGCCCCCATTTACTTACTGCTTGCGGAGAATAGCCGACATATTCAGCAATTTTTGCATAAGAAACTTTATTTTTCTCACATAACTGATTAAAAACTTTACTAAACGTCATAACTGCCATCTCCTTTTACTGTCTATATAATACAACCAAAAGTTTCTAAAATCAACAAAAAAATAAAAAAAACAAAAAAATGTAACAAAAAGTATTGACATAGAAACTTTAAGTTGCTATAATAGGTTTGTAATCAAGTAAAGGTAGTGATTACAAAAAAAGATATTAAGGTAGGTCGCCAAACTTTCCCTTAATATCGCTACTTAGTCTTTGTTAATGGTATTATTATTTCCTTTTATAAAAATGAAAGTAATACTAACGCCATTTTTCAAAAGACCTTTTAAAAATTTTGTTATTTCCTTCATACTTATTTGCAAGGAACAGAAGTAATAACAAAGCCTATTACTAGGCAATTTAATTATACAACCAATGGTTAAAAAAATCAATAGGGAGGTGAACACATGAAAAGAGAATGGCTTACTGAATATCGCATCGCGAAAGGTTTATCTCAGCACGCAATAGCAAAAATGTGTGATATAACACCACAAGCCTATAATCAGTATGAAACCGGGAAGAAAAGACCAAGTCCAGAAACTGCCCAAAAGATTGGCAAATTACTAGGTTTTAAATGGACAAGGTTTTATCAATAAGAAAAGGAAGTGAAAGAATGAAAAAGTACACAGCAAGTGAACAACTGCAAGCGATGGCTAGCCAATGGGCTACAAATAATGACATAAGAATAATTGGTGGTGTTGGTTTAAATAGAGCCGCAGCAATAAGAAAGGAAATAGAACAACAAGTCATTGAAGATGGTTATAGGTTACCGACGTATGCGGTAGTACCGATGGAATACGTGATTAATTATTTTCATATCAACATCAATTATTTAAAAAAATTAGCGAAGTTAGAAAGGGGCGAATAATATGTTAGAATTCATGAGAAATAAGTACATAATCATAACTGCAATTTTAGTAATAGTAGTAAGTGTTATGACAGGTTTAGATAATAAAAAGACCGCCGAGATAGCAGCTCAAAACGGTCAACAAATCAATGATTTATATAATAAATAAATCTATTAAATTATATCAAAAAAATGAAGAGGTGGCAAATGAATGATAAAGGTTTTATAAAGATTTATAGAAGTTTGCTTCAATGGGAATGGTACGAAGATATAAACACAACAAGATTATTTATTCATTGCTTGCTGATGGCTAATTGGGAAGATAAAAATTGGCAAGGTCTATTGATAAAAAGGGGAAGTTTTGTCACTTCTATAAATAAATTGAGTAAAGAAACAGGTTTAACAGTTCAACAAACAAGAACTGCTATAAATAAATTGAAATCAACATGCAACATAACAAGCAAGACAACAAGCAAATACACTGTAATATCAATACAAAACTACGATAAGCTTCAAGAAAATAACAAACAAATAACAAACGAACAACAAACAAATAACACGCAAGTTAACAAACAAATAACAACAACTAAAGAATATAAGAATATAAGAACTAAAGAATATAATATCTACTTCTTCTTAGAGGAAAGTTTTGGGAGGACTATAACTTCAGTTGAAATGAGGAAACTTGACGAATGGAGGAAATGGTTTAGTGATGATGTTATAGGATACGCTATTGAATTAACTGTTATGAGAGGTGCTAAGGGGTTGAGTTATACAGAGGGAATTATCAATTCGTGGCACGATAAAGGTTTTAAAAATTTAGAACAATGCAAAAACGAGAATAAAGAATTTAAAGTAAACAATGAGGCCATAAAGAGAATACAAGAATTTGAGGATTACGACTGGCTGAATGAATAGAAAGGGAAAATATGAGTGATTTAATTTATAACTACTTAACTTTAAAATGTGTAGGTTATGATAATCGAATTAAAGGACAAGTTTTAATGTCTAAATTCGGAATTAAAGACCATAAAACATTTAGAAGTTATATTGAGTTAATTAGACAAAGTCCGGACTGTCCGAGAATAATCGGAAGTGAGGCAGGCAAAAACGGTGGGTACTGGATCATTGCAAACAAGAAAGAGTTTGACGATACAGTATTTCACTTATACGCAAGAGCAAAAGAAATGAAAAAGACTGCGAAGATGCTGCAGAAGAAAGCAAGGAAAGAAGGGTTTTAAAATGGATAATTTAAAAATATACAAAATGATTGAAGAAGTACCTAACGAAGCACAAAAAAAGATAAACGGTGGAAGATTAAAAGGTATGACTGATATTAAACCGATGTGGAGAATAGAAAAATTAACTGAGGTGTTTGGGCCGGTTGGATTAGGATGGTATGCGCCTATAACAAACAAAGAAATTATTGAGGGAGCAAATGGAGAAAAAGTAGCAATAGTCGACATTAATTTATTTGTTAATTACAAAAAGCCTTATGATTTGAAAGACAATTTATGGAGTGAAGCAATAACAGGAACAGGCGGTAGTAGTTTTATAACAAAAGAAAAAACAGGATTATATACAAGTGACGAATGTTTTAAAATGGCTTATACGGATGCTTTATCTGTTGCATGCAAAAGTTTGGGAATGGGAGCAAAAGTTTATTGGGGGGATAGTAAATATGCGTTACCAAAAGAAGTTAAACCAATGACAATAGCGCAAGCCAAAGAGATTGTCATAACTTTCGGGAAAAAACATCCAAACGAAAAATTAGTAGATATTTTTAAAACTGACAAAGGATATTTAGATTGGCTACTTGAAAATGATAAGACTGACGAGAATATCAAACAAGCTATAAGACTTGTATACGCAGATAATAACGTACAAATTTTAACTGACGAAGATAAAGCTAAAAAACTAACTCTAATGGGGGATTTAAACGAGTTATTCTTAAAAACTGGTGTAGATAGGGAAAGTATGTATAAGCATTACAAAGTGACTACTGATGGAGATATGACGATAGAACAACTAGAAGACGCAATTAGCAAATTGAAAGGTAAGGTGGCTTAAATGTATTACTGTGAGAATTGTAGAGAAGAATTTGACGAGCCTAGAATCGAAAAAACGACATACGAGGATTTTTATGAGATAGGTGCGGAGTTCCCAAACAAAACTGAAATGAATTTAGAGAAATGTCCATATTGCGGAAGTGATGAGTTTGAGGAAATGGGAACTTGTGATAAATGTGGAGAATATTGTCTTGAATGCGATTTGGTCGACACCGACGAAATGGTTGGAGGAGGTATTGGTTACTTATGCCCCGACTGTTTAATAGATTGTGAGGTGGGTTGCTAATGAATATAACAATAGCGGTATTAAGTACAATTTTAACGCTTATGACGTTTACATATATTGTAACAATTTGTTTGTTAATTAAGTCGTTAAAGAAAGGTTGGCTTATCATAAATCCACCAAGAGATGAAGAAGCAACTAACATGATTAACGATTTGGATAAGATGTACGAAGACCAAAAAAAAGAAAATAAATATTTACAAAACCAATTAGATATGGCTTTAGAACTATACGATGAAGCAAATAGAAAATTATCAAAGGAGGAGCAAGCATGAATGTAAGGAATGTAAATAAAAACGGTGGAGATATACCTGTAATGGTATTTAAAAATGAGTATAACGGTAGAGTATTTTATAGTTTAGGATTATCGAAAAAAGACCGAAACGGAACGTACTACAATGGCTATATGCCATGTGAATTTAAAAAAGGTGTAAGTTTAGAAAGTAAGACTAAGATTTATATCAAAAACGCATTTTTAACATTTTACTTGAAAGATAAAAAAACAGTACCTTATGTAAAGGTGCTTGAATTTGAAACAGTAGAACAGGCTATTGAGAATTCTAAATCATATGATCCATATGCAAGTTTTGGAGAGCAAATACCTATAGACGATAACTTTTTGGAGTAAAAAATGATTGGAACTGTAAAAGAGCTTATTCCGAAAATGCTTAGCCTTGACTCCGAAAAAGTCTATGAAGTAAAAGAAGTAAAGAAAAAGAGAACACTTGATAGTAATTCATATTACTGGGCTTTACTTAACAAAATAGCTGGAGTATTAGGGGAAAGTAAAGAAAAACTACATTTAAAAATGCTTAAAGAATATGGAGAGGTCTATAGTGTACTACTTCCAAAAGAACACGACATATCTGGACTTATAAAATATTACGAAATAGAAAGTTGTATTGAAAAGAACGGACATAAATTTTTATCATACAAGGCCTATCTTCCCAGTTCTGAAATGAATACAAAACAAATGGCTAAATTAATTGACGGTGTAGTATCAGAGGCTAAAGAACTCGGAATTGAAACACTAACACCAAGACAAATTGAAGAAATTAAATTGAGGTGGATATAATGGCAAGTTACACAAAATTACTTCAATTTAGTAAAGAAGTAACACAGGAGATTATAGAACGTGATAAAACATGTATATTTTGTCAAATGAACTACCGTATGGAAGAATTTAACCCTAATAAGTTAGATTGTATAGTACATGACATAATGCACTTTATACCACGCTCTAAACTAGGATTAGGAATACCTGAAAATGGAGCATTTGGTTGTAGAATGCATCATCATATGCTAGATAATTCAAAGTATCGAAACGAAATGCTGCCATTGTTTGAAGAGTATTTAAAATCTAAATATCCAAACTGGGATAAAACAAAATTAAAATATTCAAAATGGGGTTGATAGAATGAAAGATGAAATAAAAATATCAGACGAGCTTGCTAAAGTAAGACACAAATGCAAATGTGGCCATACAGTTATAATCCCACATAAAATAAATTTTGTGTATTGTGGATGGTGTAATCGAAGAGTGTATCGAGACAATTCTATCAAATTTAGATATAAAATTATGCAAGCATGTGGAAGGACAGTAAATGAACAAGTATCGTAACAAAAAGACAACAATTGATGGAATACTCTTTGATAGCAAAAAAGAGGGGAATTATTATACAAAATTAAAGCTTATGCAAAATGCTGGAGTTATATGGAATTTAGAACTTCAAAAGAAATTTATACTACAAAAAGGTTTTTCTTTTAACGGGAAAACCATAAGAGAAATATCTTATTATGCAGATTTTGTATATGAAGATAAAGATGGCTTACATGTTGTTGATACAAAAGGTTATCGTACTGATGTGTACAAGTTAAAAAAGAAACTTTTTATAAGAAAATATGGAATAGAAATAGAGGAAATTTAAAAAAATCACAAACCAACTCCTTATAAAATATTTAATTTTTTTGATTTAAAACCTTCCTTGAAAAACGCACGAGTTTTGTGATTTGTTGGTGCGTTTTTCTAATAATTAGGAGTAGTTATGACATATAAAGAACACTATTATGAATTTTGGATTCCGATTTTGAAAAGACAATATTTTAAATACATGCTAACAAACGACCAAAAGGCTATTGAAGAACTTAAAAGTAATATTTTAAAAAATTGGAATTTAACAGATGAAGAAAAGGAAGAAATTTTAAACAAAGTGAGAGGTAAAAAATGAAAATAGTAAATGACGCAAAATTGCCATATAGGGTAATAGGAAAGATTATTGATGATACGATGAATTCTGATTATCAAAATACTATATATTATGGGAAAATAGACGCTTTTAAAATTGAATATCAAAATAAAAAATATAATGTACAAATTAGATACCTAAAGAAATATACGGAATGGAGATTTTATGAATAAAGAATATTATGAATTAAAAATAAAAAACAAAGAAACTGAACACGAGTTCGAAATGGAAATTGCTGATTTAAAAGCATTAAAAGAGATACTAGCAAGCTTTGATGAAACAAAGATAGACTTTGAACTCCATAGAACGCAAAAAGAAAAGATTTTAAAATTATAGGTGGTTAAATGTTAAATATAATTGCTTCTGTTGGCAAAAATAATGAGCTAGGTAAAAATGGTGATTTGATTTGGCACATTAGAGAAGATTTAATATTTTTTAGAAATATGACAATAAAGCATGACATTATAATGGGAAGAAAAACATTTGAAAGTTTGCCTAGGTTATTAGATAAACGCAATCACATTGTTTTAACTAAAGGCAATATTGATAATAAAGACGTAGAAACAGTACAAGATATAAAGATTTTAATAACGAGATATAAAGATAAAGACGCATTTATTATAGGTGGCTCATCTATCTATCAGCAATTTTTAGAATATACTTTAAATATTTATTTAACAGAGATAGACAGTATTTGCACTGAAGCTGATACATTTTTTCCCGAATTTAATAAAGAAAATTACAAAAGAAAGGTATTAAGATTTGGTTATGATGACAAATTGAAAATTGGATATAGTCATGTTCTTTATAAAAAAAAGAAAGGTTTTAAAAATAAAATTGTAGGTGATAGATATGTTAAAACGAAAAGAATATCATATATGCGATAGGTGTAAAAAAGAAATAAAAGAAAAAGATATAAACCATGTTGCTTATACGTATCATTTTTATGAATTATGTGATAAATGTAATATTTTATTTGAAGAATTTGATAATAAAGTAATTAAAATAAAAAAACAATGGGAAGAGTTAGAAAAAGACTTTAAATTTGGTGAATATTTACCAAAGGAAGTAGAAAAAATAGACGATTAGAAAGTTTTGAGGATTAAGATATGGAAGAAATTTTTAAAGGAATAATTATGTTTATATCAATACCATTATTTGTTATTTATGCAATTATTGAAATAGCAATTATTATAAAAATATGGTTTGATGATTAAGTTATTTAGGAGGTAGATTATATGGAATTATGGGTAAGAAGTCAGGATAAGGAAACGTTGATGAAAGTAAATAGAATAGATGTAGAAAACAATAATGTTATATGCTATGACAATGATTATCATTGCAACGAAACATATATGGGTTTATATAAATCAAAACAGCGTGCATTAGAAATACTCGATGAGATACAAAATATAATTAGAGCAAAATATGCAATTAGTTTAGATATGAAAGCAGCATTAAGTAAAGGTATTAGCCAAAAAGAAGCAGAAAAAATGTTAATGCAAATGGCAGTTTACGAAATGCCAGAGGAGTGATTTATTATAGAGTGGAGGAAGAAAGATGAGTGCTAAAGAGATGTTTAAAAAGTTAGGGTATAAACAAGAGCATCATATTTCATATATAAAATATTATAAAGAAGTAGAACAATGCTGTGGCGATCCTGTTGAAATACAAATATGGTTTTATCAAATTGATGAGTGTTTTGAAAAGAACAGAGAAGTAATTACTATGGAAGAACTACAAGCCATAAATAAACAAATAGAAGAATTGGGGTGGAAATAATGATTGAAGAAATAAAGGAAATAGAACAATATTTAAAAAAGTGTAGCGACTGTTTTACTTGCAATAATTTTTTAGGAGAAGATGAAAATGGAGGAAATTGTATGCTTCAAAATGCTTATAATTACATAACTAATTTGCAAAAAGAAAATGAAGAATTTTATCAATTAATGGAAATGCAAAATAAAAGAGAATATAGAAGCAAGTTTTTAAAAGATTTTCAAAAAGAACATGGAGAAAATGTATTTCCAGATTATGATGAGATTTACAAAAAATATGATGATTATAAACAAAGAAACGAAAAAGCCGTTGAATATATAAAAAGCAAAAAAGTAATTATTAATACTGATTATATAAGAATATTTGATTTATTTGAAATTGAAGAACAAGGTTATACAAATGATTTATTAAATATTCTTCAAGGTGGTGATGAATAAATGAAATTTACATTTGGAGATATAGTTGTTGTTGATACCGATAATATTGGTGTTGTTGTTAAATGTTGGATAAAAAATATTGGCGAAGAATTTAGTTATGAAGTTTATGTAAGAAATTATAATGCTATAAAAGAATATAAGGAAGATGAAATAGAAAGATATATGGTAAGACATAAATACTTATCTGATGAGGAAAAAGTATATCAATTTAATGCTATAAATGGCTATTAGGTGGTGATGAATAAATGGAAATAATAATATTTATATTAGGTATTTTATTTATTAGTACATTGATAGTTAAATGGCTTATTGATTAGGCGGTAATGAATAAATGAGGACAATAGAAGAATTAAGAGAAATTGCTAATGAAATGAATAAATCTTTAGAAAACTTATTATATGATATGTTATCTGATGCCATGAAAGAGAATGAACGCATTCGAACGGAACTGAACGCATTAAAAATGTCTGAAGAAGAATGGCTAGACGAAACGCTAGGTGGTGATGAATAAATGAAAAAATTATATGAATTGCCATCATATCAGAACATTAAATTATATTTAGATGATACAATTATAATTTTTGACCATATAGACGGCTTTTATAGTTATTGTTGGTTAGGCGAAGATAAAAATCAATTAGTTCATTTAAAAGCAACTACTTTATTAAAAAAATATAAAGATGGTTATAAAATAATTTCGGATGGTGTTGATAAATAATGGCTACAATAGATTTAAAACTAAAAACTTATGAACAATTACAATTTGAAGTAAATAGATTGGTGGTTGATAATTTTTTGAAACAACAAGAACTAGATCGATATAAAAATAATTGGGAAGATTTAAAGAAGTGGTTGGATGAAATTATAAATGACGATAGGTTAAGTTCTGCTAATGCTTCTACCCTTATGTATGTTTTAAACATAATGAAAGAATTAGAGGAGGAGAAATAATATGCAATATTGGTTGTGTGGTTTTAAGTGGGGACACGGCAACGTATTAATTGGCAAGTATGACACATTAGAACAAGCCAAAATCGGAATGGATAGAGTAGATCCGTATGAATACGAATACGCAGGTATAATTGAAACTGAGTGGCAAAAACAACCACGATGGGTATGTGGTGTTAATTTTGAATATGAAAGAAATAAAACAGTAGCAAAGAGGTTGATTAGATGATTAGAAAAGAAATATATCCTAAAACAGAAAGAGTTAATGTTAAAGGTGACAAAGTCCAAATTACAGAAAAATTAGATGGTAGCAATTTATGTATATTTAAGAAAAATGATGAGGTTTATATAGCACAACGTAAAAATATAATCAGTTTTAATGAGTTAGAAGAAAACAAAGACAAGTTATATAAAGGGTTATATCAATGGTGTATAGATAATAAAGATATTTTACAAAAAGAATTATTAGAAAATTCTGTCTTATGTGGAGAATGGTTAGGAATGGGACAATTAAAATATTCTGTTGATGAGTTTGATAAAAGGTTTTATATGTTTGCAAAAGCGAATATAGATAATAATTTTGATTTATACAACATAAAATACGACCATGAGTTATTTATCTATCCGTTTGAAAATCAAGAAATACCTAATTTTATAAGCACAGTTCCAGTAGTGGCAGAATTAAATGTAATCCCGAATAAGGAACATTTAGATAGTTTATATCAAAAATATTGTGAAAAAGTTAGTAGAAGTGTAGAAGGTTTTGTTGTTAATTATAAAAATATAATTTCAAAATATGTACGTATGAAGAATGGAAAATTACAAGAGCATTTTGATTGGAGTAATAAAAATGATTAGTTTTATGTTAGGTGTATTCTTAGGATTTACAATTATGGCTATGGTAAAGGTTGGTAATAGAAATGAATAAAACAATAAAAATAATAGATTTATTAAATAAAATAGCAAACGGTGAAGAAATACCAAAGAGAATAAAATATTGTGGAAGTATTTATGAAAAATTTGAGTATAACAATAAATATTATGATATTGAAATCAAAGACAAAGAAAAAGATATATTAAGTGAACATCTTGCAAAAAAAAGTTTTTATAATGATAAAGTTGAAATAATAGAAGATAATGATAAATTAGAAAAAATAAATATTAATGATAATGGCACACTAGGATTTCCAAATGGGTGTTGGACAGCAAGAAATATGGATAAAGCATTTGCTATTAGAATTAATAAAATAATAGACCACATAAGTAAAACAGAGGAGAAGTTAGATGAGAGAATTTAGCATAATAAGATTATTAGCAATTATAACAATAATAACAGTATATTTGATGATAATAGCGGAGGTAGTGAAATGAAGAGAATATTGTTAGTTATAGTATCGATTATACTTATAACAGGTTGTACGGATGCCGAAACAGTATCTTACAACATCAGTAAAGAAGCAGATAAATTTAACGTAAAAAGAAGAATAACATTTATAAATTTAAGAAGTAATGAATTCTTATTCACGATAACAGGGAACTGTTCAATACAAGATGGAGCAAGTGATGAGTTAAATGTTATTTGTAAAGTTGGAGAAGATAAATATCAAAAACACATGCTTAAAAATGCAGTTGAAACAACTTATGTAATAGAACAGTTAGAGTATAATGAAGTATCAAAATATGATTACGAATTAGTCTTTAGACCTGAGGCTATAATACCAATAAAAATAGAAACCGAAGTCGGAGGGAAATAATGGAAAAGAATAATGATGGGTACATAATAACTATTACAATATTATCAGCAATCGCAATAATACTATTTATGATTATAATTATTGGAATAAGAATTATAGATGATTTAAATGGAGTTATTGACATGCATAAAAATACAATAGGGGTTTGCAATGTAGATTTAAAGCAAGTACAAAAAGAAAATGAAAGTTTAAGAAAGAGGCTAGAAAAATGAAAGAAAAATGTTTTGCCGAAAGAAAAGATGGCGAGTGTCATGCTTTAAAATGTAAAGAGTGTAATGGATGTAAATTTTACTTCCCAAGAAAATTATTAAAACATAATCCATTTTATGAATATAGTTATGAAACTGAACATGCATTTGAAAATGCGAAAAGAATTTATAAAGTACCAGATGATTTAATTATGAAAGCAGACGAATAAGGAGGAGTTATGACTAAAGAGGAGGCTATTAATTTAATATCAGATATTATAAACTCATTAGATAAAGTCGAGGATATTATAACGGATATATATAGTAAAACAAACGATAGAAATTTAAAAATATATTTAGAAAAAGAATATTTAGGTTTAACTAATACGCAATTAGAAATGAAATACGGACTTGGGAGACGAAGAATTCAAAAAATTTGTAAAAAAATTAAGGAAAGTTCGCCACGAGTTCGCGATTAATTGAGATAATTAGGTTGGGTTAGAGTAGCCCAGCCCCTTTTTATTCTTTTACTTAGTTACCTTAATGGTAACTAGCTGATGATATAGTTTGAAAGCTACACTTTAAAGAGTAATGAGTATATATCGTTGGCTAGGTGCTATTAAGCACTAAGCTTCTTTCTATAGCACTCAATACGAGTGGACACCACGTAGGTGGTGTACTGATGACACAAAATATTTTTTCTGCCTATTTCGAATATTTCGTGCCGTCGGTACAACGCTTATTGTTTTTTGATAAGTAGATAAATGAACCATATGAAAGACTTCAATACAATGAGGTATGGATAATAACCTAAGGCTTTTTAGCCAGACGGATACGTTTTGTGGATAGAGTTATCTTAATCAGTAATGAGGTAGATAGGAAGAGGAAACCTCTGAAAAAGGTTGTTAGTGGTTTATTATGTGAATATATAAGGTACAAACCTAGTTGACACCGCAATTCGACATCCCGAGTTGGTGAGTATAGGGCAACGAAACCATTTTGGTAAAGCCGCCAAAAAGGTAGGAGTGTAAGGGCTAAAATAAGGTGTTTTGTCGTTGATACGCAGCAATGCGTGTATAAGACTAGAACTTGGTATTAGTAGCACAAATCGACAATGCTTACAAGGATTACTGTTAAAATGCTATTTAACAATACTATTTAACAATACATTTACCCTAACGTGTGTGAAAATTGAGAGTATCAATCTCTTATAGGTATAGTCTCATTTGAGATAGGTAATAGAGGAAATAGGGTAGCTCCCTATCAGGACTATTACTTCCTATTGACCGAACAATATATGTGCATAGTAAATTATCAGGAGGACTGACATTTATCTATTTATCAAAGAACAATATTGGTGGTTAGCCAAACGGTAAGGCGATAGGCTTTGAACCTATAATGTGGTGGTTCGAATCCACCACCACCAACCAAATATGGAGGTAAATTATGTACGAAATAATTAAAAATGGTACTGATGATTATACATTAAAATATAAAGATAAAGAAATAAGATTCCATAGTGATATTGAAAATGTTAAAAGGTTACAATCAATAAATGAAATAGCCGAAGAAGAACTTGTATTTAAACTAGCACAAAAAGGTATGTCTATAAATGATTTAACAATAAAAAAAGTAAAGGATGGTAAGACATATTATGATAGTTCTAATAAGCAAGAACTTTTAAACACATACAAAGAAAGAGCCATTGTTAAAATAATTGATGACATATGCAAATTACAGTTAAGTATAGGCTTGGATGATTTGCTTGATGAAATTGGCTTTACTAATTCAGAAGAAACATTAAAATTTGCTCAAAATTTATCGTCTGCTTTTGCCGGAAAATTTCCCAGTAAAGAAGATAAGAAACAAAAATAATCAAACAGTAATATGTTTTGCTTACGAAAGTGATTTAGAGCAAATGTATGCATTTTACTGTGCAAGATATGAAAATATTAAATTCGATGATTTTATGAAATTAGGTTTTGAAGAGTTTTCTATGAAACTCGCGAGTATACCAAAGTCAGAACCACTATTTGAAATAATAAAATCACGAACTATTAATTTATCAAAAATAAAAGATAAAGAAGAACGTAAATACTGGAGAGAACTTAAAAGAATAAATGCTATTCCAGATATTTATAAATCTAATGAAGAAATAGAACAAGAACTAAAAACAATGATTAAAAATAATGGAGGGTTGTTATGAATAACGAAAACATAAAAGAATATATGAAACACGTTCGTACGATCAATAAGGACTTAGCCGAATACGTAAATGAGGATAAAGGAGTTAAGTATATTATTCCTATGCCACATTTGTTATGTAGAATTGAATACATAGAACCAACTGAAAATGAATATAAAAGATTATTATTTGAACAAAAAATAGAAAAGTTAGAATATAAAACAAAAATGGCTAAAAGACCAGTAGTAAAAAGCACTATAACTCATGATAAAAAAGACGATACTACTTTAGTTGATTCCGAACTAAAAGTATATGAAATATGGAACGTAACAAATGGTTTGGGATTAAAAAAATCATTTACAAGCAAAGAAGAAGCGATAAAACTATATGACGAAGTAAATAGCAAAGTTCTAAAAGATATGGAAGTGTAAAGGGGTGGTAAGATGCCTAGAGGTGTTAAAACTCCAAAATCAAAAGAATATGACATAATGGTAAGTTATGCTATTACTAATTCTTACAATGCTACTGCTAAGCAATTAGGATGCTCCGATGATACTGTAAAAAACGTCATAGAAAGAAACTATGAAGAATTTAGAAAAATTCAGAAAGAAAAAAAAGAAGATTTCCTATCTAGGTCTAATCGTATTATAGATAAAATGACAAATCTATTAGATAGACGTGTAACAAGAGCCTTAGAAAAAGAAGAAGAAATAGATAAAACAATAGATTTTATTTGGGATGTAGACGAGAATGCAGAAGACAAAGACGAAAAAATGACATACAAAGAAAAAGTAGCATTAGTTAAACAATTAGGAAGAATATCTTTAAACACTATGAACGAGATAACAACTTCTATGGGAACGGTGTTTGATAAAACTAGAATATTACAAGGTGGAACGGAAAATAACGAAACACCAAGCGTAACAGTAAATATAGTAGACAATAGCCATTTAGAAAAGGCTTTATATGAAGAAGATTAATTTTGAAAAACTAAATGAACGTAATGATTATAAAATATGGGATTTTTTGGAGAGAGGTGTAAACATGGAATTTATAAAAAAAGGGCAGAACTATTTAATAAAAAATTCTAATGGTAGAGTGGTGTCAGAAAAAGAAAAACTAGAATTAGAAAACAAAGAATTAGTAATAGAAGATATTAAATCAAACAACTGTCAAGGAGAAACAACTAAGAAAATAGCAAAGAATAAAAAACGTATCAAGGAGATAGAAAATGATACGCTCGAAGAAACAACAGAAACTAAGGAATGACATAATTAGCGAAAATGTACCTAACATAAGTGTACTAGGCTCTACACAGAGTGGTAAGACTTATGATATATGTGGTGCTTTAATCGTATATGCGGACTTATTAAACCAATATGAAAAAAAACAAAGAGAAAATCCTTTGTATATTCCAAGAGAATATGAGGCAATAATAATTGGATGGACAACTGATACTGTCAAAAAAAATATAGTTTCCAATTTTGAAAGTATTTTAACAAAAGAATATCATTTTAAAAATGGGAAAGAATATGAATTAAAGTTCGGAAATAGTGATAAGTATTTAAAAATTTATAATATGAAATTTTATTTTTTTGGTTTCAATACTAAACTATCTTTTAATAAAATATTAGGAGGTCCAGCAATACTATGTTGGGTTGATGAAGCTGCAAGAATATACACACAAGCACAACTTAGGGAAAGTTTCAACGAATTGCCTGGTAGACTTATGTCATATGCAGGTCATCCTTACTATAAACGAATAGATAGTTTTAATGTAGAGGGCAACGAAAACCATCCATACAAATTAGAATACATAGACGGTAAACCCGATTGGAAAAAATATGTATTCTTTCCGTTCGACAATCCAGTATTAGATACAGAAGAAAAAATCAAACAGGCGGTAAAGAGTTTTCCAAAAGGCTCATTAAGAGACCAAAAGGTATTTAATAAGTGGGTAATAGCAGAAGGTAGAGTATTTAATCAAATAAATAAATTAACCTCTCTAGAGGGCTTTGTAATACGTGAAATAGGTATAGGGTGTGACTATGGTAGTGTAAACCCTACAACATTTGTGCCAATAGCACTTGCTTTCCATCAACCGACAAGGCGGTGGGTTATTATAAGACTTGGAATATACTATCATGATCCAGAGGTAGAGAACGATACACCAACTACTGAATATTATTCATTACAATTTAGAATGTTTCTAGCATATTTGAAAGACAAATATCCTAATATACCTGTAACAGAGTTTGTAATCGATTCAGAGGCTTCGCATTTTGATAATAGATTAACAGTAGATGGCATTAGACATACTACATCAAAGAAAGGCCCAGGAAGCGTAGATAATGGCGTTCAATATGTACAGTCACTATTTTACAAAGGTTATCTATACGTATTAGAAGAGTCTAGCATACGTTATTTTACAAATGACGGTCATTATGAGGAAAATGCAAAAGACGAAGGACTGCTTGAATTAGAGGGTTATAGATACGATAAATTACGTTCTGAAAAAGAAGGTATAAACTGTTATGTAAAAGAGAAAGACCACTCTATCGACGCATTAAGATATATTTTAGAGGTGTTTAAAGAAAGTAATAGGTCGCCTATGGTGTAGGAGGTATTATGAGAATAGTTTGTAAGAAATCAAAACATTTTCTATGCGAGTTAGACATGAAAAACTATTTTAAAAACCTCGAAAAGTTAGGAGTAAGTCAGCAAGTACCATTACAGTTAATTATTCCGTGCCAAAGGTGTAAAAAGATGGAAGTATATAAAATTTACGAAAATCATTACTTATTTGACAAAAACATTGACAAGAACTAATGTTTTATGATACAATTGTTTTAGATATTGAATATATAGAGGTGCAATTCTGGACTTATGTCGCAGAGACGAGGCACATACCTAAGAAAGGTGTGTGTCTTTTTATGTTGCAAAGGCTAAAACAAAAATGGAATAACCGAAAATGGACTATGTATTTGTTTTATAACGGTGTACTTATTGCTAAAAGAAAAATATCTGATAAAAGCGAAATAGAAACTTTATTTGTACGTGCAATAGGCCGTAAAAACATTTTTGGAAGTAATAATGTAGGTTTAATGGTTAAACCAAAAAAACTCCTTAAAACTGATGAAAAACACAAAAAGATATACTTTGGAACTACTTTAGAGATGGGAGTTGATTTATAATGAACGGAAATATAAGAGAGAGCGCATTTTTGCAAACTCCATTTATAAAAATAAAAGTTAAAGTGACTTATCCTGGTACTACTAACGGTATGCCTAATATCAAAGAAGAAGATAGATATATTGTAGCACCTAGTGCTAAGAAGATAGCCACTTATATACGTAATCAATTATTTGGAAGTGATTTAGTAACTCAAACAGAGGGATTAAATATTAATTGGTTAATGCCTACATTAGGTAGAGCGTTAGAAGAAGCCATTTATGATAAAGAAGCATTTATTTATATTCACAAATTTGATAACAAAGTTTACCTTGAATGTTTACACAAGAATCAATTACACAATTTAGAACAAAAATATGACAAGATTATAAGATGCGATATTATTCAAGATTTTGACGGGGAAGAGGCTGACTACTCTTTAAATAGACATATCGAGATAAATGGAGATGGAACATCAGTAATTACGTTTAAAGCCTACCAAAAAGAAAAGAAAGCAAATGAATGGTTAGAAATACCTTTAAGCAAGTTTAATCGTATTACAGGCAATACTTATAAAAAAATATACAATTTACCATACGAGCCTATTATCAACATAGATACTGGTCAAGATTTCTTTAAAGACAGCGAAAAAATCTTAAATCAAGAAATGATTATCTTAAACACGTTTGCCGAAGAAATAGAGAAAACCAAAACTCGAATAGTTACTACTCAACATTATCAAAGCGGAGATATTGCTAGTAATTGGCAACCATCTTCAAACATGTACGATGTAAAAACTATTGAGGTTAATCATATACAAGATTATTTCACATTACTACCTGGAGATAAAGACCATCAAATGTTTGAATTCTTGCAAGGTGACATAAGACATAATGCATACGTTGAGAGTTTTAAATTCTGTGACTATCAAATTATACAAATGGCTAACTTAAGTCCAGCGACATTTGGTTATGAAAAAGACAGTTATCAAAATGTGGCTAGTATAGACCTCAATGCAAATATTACTGAGATGACTATCGAGGCTATAAAAAAACAATTAGAACCACAAGTAAATAAATTGATTGAGAATATCGTTAAACTCCAACAATCTCAAAATATAACTGAAAATGCTATACCGGTAGAACTCGACTGGGACTATGGTGCTAATGAAAGATTTGACGATATGAAAAAACTCGACGTTTTGAAAAAAATTCAAAGTACATCTACAGTTCCATATTCAGTTAAAGCAAAAATTATAACACCAATACTTAATAAATTAATAGACGAGCCTACTGATGAAAAGAGTCTTATCAAGGAATACCAAAATGAAGAAAGGCAAATGCAATTAAACTATGAGGAACTCTAGTGATTTAATTGCAAAGAATGTCTATTCAGTAAATGCCTTTTATTCTCATAAACAAAACAAAACGAAAGAACTATTCTTTAGATGCCTAAAAGAAAAACGTTCTAATGAGTATTTTCAAAAAGAGCTTAACAAGATATGGGGGAATATAGACCATCGATTTATGGATAAACAACTCCAAAAATTAATGCAAGTAGTTCACTCAAACAATGTGGATGAGGCTATCAATATTGGGAGATTAGAGGGTATTTATAAAGAGACTGAAGACTGGGTAATGGGTGAGGAATTCTTTAAACTAACACCAGAAGAATACTTTCAAAAGTTTGAAAGAAAATTTGAACAAAATGTTCAAAAGATATACTCACGATCAAAAATATCTGTAGAAGATTTCGATAGTGAAACCTACTTGGAGAAAACTTTAGATAAATACGACAAAGTGGTAAATCAAACTGTAACTTACTTTACTAAGGAAGGTGTACCACTAAGACAAGTTCAACTGTCGACATATTTGTCGATGGTACATAATGTCAACCTTACGAGGGCAGGGTGGAATCAGACCGTGGCCGATAGCGAAAGAGTTGGGAATAATTACTTTATAATTCCGTACCACCCTTTTAGTTGTCCTCATTGTGTCCAATACCAAAATAGACCTCTAACACGCATGGAAGTTGAAGGTGTAATTGGCGTGACTGCAAGGGAACAACAAGGTGATATATTACATCCTAATTGCAAATGTACACTTTCGATATTTTGGGATACGTCTCAAATATCTGAAAAAGTATACAACGATGACGAAATACAAATGATGTACGACTTAAGACAAAAAGTTAATGGACTTACTTTAGAAAAACAACGTTTGCTAGCCGATGTAAGAATAGCCAAAGAATTAGGCAATCAGTCGGTAGTAGACAAGTCCAGAAAACGAATAAATGCCATTAATAAGACGATTAGAGGTATAAAGACAGAACTACCTACTGAAAGTCTAAAAAAACAAATTACTGCTATTAAAAGATAAGACCAGACTTGGAATGTCTATAAACTTTCAATGCACCTTTAAATATTCGCGAAATTAAAGGAGGAAAACATGGATATTACAAAATATCAAAAAAACAAGGATATCGAGTTATCCAACGATGATTTTAACATCGAAAAACTCGAAAAAGATTTAAGAAAGGGATACGTTTTAGAAAGTGAAGTCGAAAATGCACGTAATGAGGCTTTGAAAGAAAGCACCACTAAATATTCAGAACTAGAAACGAAATATAACACGTTAGAGAAAACCTACAACGACTTACAAGAAAAAAACGTAGAAACTTCTAAAAGTCTAGGTGTAGCAAATTTAAAACTAGAACTTAGTAGTCAAGGCTTTGAGTCTAAAGACTTTGACAACGTTATTAAGTTAAGGAACACCATGTATGCAGAAGAAAAGGATGATACAAAGGCTATTGATTTAATCAAAAGAGATTATGGCGCTACGTATTTTCCAAAACCACAAAACAACGACGTACCTAACGAGGGTAGTTTTACAAGCACGCCTAAACAAACACATGAAATTAAAATAACAAGAAATACAAGTATTAAAGACTTGATGAACAAATAAAGGAGGAATTTTAAATGAATTATGCTGAAGTAAACTTAGATTTACAAGGAACAGTCAAAAGAATTTATATGAATTTAATGTATCGTTCAACTTTCTATAAAATGTTAAACGATGCTTACATTGGAGAACTTAGAAATGCAGGAGTTCCAATGATCGAGGTATTGAAATCAAGAGATGTTACTGTAAATGTGCGTAACACTAAAGAACTTCAAACTCAATTAACTCCATCACTTGCGGGTTATGACTCAGTTAAAGTAGACTTAACTGAACTTGCTATGGATTATTCTATTAGAATACCTATTTTAGTTACTGGTTCAGGTATTGCTAACGCTTTAGATAGTGCTATTCAAAAGAAAGATTCAGCAGTAGCTAAAAGAATCGATACTTATGGTTTTGGTAAATTAGCAGCCAATACTGACATCGTTAATAAAACTTGGAATCCATCTACAAATGATGACTATATTGGTCTATTAACAAGTTTAAGTGCAGATATGTTTAATGCTGATGTATATGACAATTATAGATTAGGATTATCTGCTACTGAATATGGTAGATATGTTGCCGCTTTAACTTCAGTACTTAAGTATGAAACTATGCAAGGTGTTGAAGGTGTAGATAGAGGTACTATTGCACGTGCTTATGGTGTAGATGCATTCGCTATCAACGATACAGTCCTAGGTCAAACTACAGGAGAAACTCCAGCAGATATTAAAGGATATTTCTTTAATCCAATGGCAGTAGTAGGTGACGCATTCTTTGACGCATTCGTTCAACACGTTAGTCCACAAGGATGGCCAGGTTACTTCATTTTCGAAGGAAACATCTTATTTGGCGCAGAAGTAATCGAAGATAAAGCAATATTTAGATTGGTTTAGTTAGGAAGGAGGTCATAATATGACTTTCTTTAAAAGGTCGGAGTTTACGTCCAAATATGAAATAGAAATAACGCAAAAAGATTTATGGAAAATAGACGCAGTTTCAGAAATGATATATAGCCAAGTAGGACTTAGGTATCGTAATCCTAATTGGACAAGCGATACCGTTCCTACTGCTATTAAGAACGCGTCTATGGAACAGTTAAGATTTGCTTACGAATATGATATACCGCTTATTGACTATAAGGGAAAAGTAAAGGCTGGGGATATGGAAAATGAACTATCGAGTGATTATTCTACTTTGGCTTTACGAATGCTTGCTAATGCAGGTTACATGTTTAGAGGTAATCCTATAAATCAAAATATGGGTTTGAATTTACCGTTTAATACCGGACGTTAAATGTTTAATATGAATGGAATGTCTGCTACTTTAATTCAAAATAATAGGAATGAAAGTTCTTATTATGACGACCAAGACAAGCAGACACAAAAAGTTAAGGTATGCCCCTTTAATGCCGACCAAACAGTTAAATTTGGTATGTATACTGTGCCAGAGGCGACAGGATATTTTATCCTAAAAAATTGTGCTGGTGTTAAAGAGGGCGACCAATTAATTTTTAACGGGAGAACATACTCAATTTTGCATGTTAAGGATAACTGGATATGGAATAAACTTGCCAATTATACGGTGGCGGTTAAATGATTAGTGTAAAGGTTGAAATACCTAGAGAGTTACCAGTAAAACAATTAAATCAATATATTGACGATGTAGTATTTTTTACTGCTAGAGCAACACTTGACTTAACTAATTCTAAGCAAAGATTTCCTTATTTGACTGGAGAACTTAATCGTGCTGCAATGGCTGAGGGGGTTCGAAAGTTAGGAAATAAGACTTATGGTTTAGGTGCTGACGGTGTGGATTATGCTCCAGCAGTTTGGAAATATCCACAAAAAGGTACTAATTGGACTAATCCAAATACGTACGCTCAGTGGTATGAAACCGAATATCGTAATGATAAAGAAATCATTACTCAAAGAGCAATATCACAAGCGAAAGGAAAACTTAGATGACGCAAGAAGATATTTTAAATAAAAACCTAGTACTTATTAATTACTTACAAACACTCACAAATGAGTACAAATTCAAAGCCGAGTATTCTACAAATGATAATGACACGAACGTTATTGTCGTTCAAGAAGAAAGTGGCGAAAAGGTTGTATTCTTTGGAAATGTTAATCCTTTATTTAATTACTACACCATAGCCATTTATGGTGACAGTATTAAATCAGAAAAGGACATGTCAGTAATAATAGGTCAACTAATCGGAAAGCACGTTATCGTAGACTACAATAGTCAAAAATGGCAACTTATTTTTAAACAGTTAGCAAACCCTAGAACAGTTCAATATATGGATATTCGTAGAGTAGCATACATGATGACTTTAAAATGTATTGTAAATCGTATTGCTTAATCAAAGGAGGGATAATATGGAATTCTACATAAATAATAGAGATTTTATTAAAAATCTTGCAGTAAATACTGGAACATCGTCTACGCCAGCATTCACTTCTATGTGTACTGCTAGTGAACTTACATTCAATACTGAATTTGAAGAAAAAACGTTCTATGTATACTGCGACGCAATTCAAAGAGCGTTAAAAACTGGTGTAGCACTTTCTATCGAAGGTACAGTAAAAATTGATATGAATAATACTGCTATTACATCACTATTAGGAGATATTCATACTTTAATTTCTACTGGAGAGATAGCACAGTTCAATAATCAGTTAATGCAATTTGAATTATTAACAGGTGTTGATAATGGTGTACTTGAATATACAAAATATCAAGTGCCAGTAAGTTTCTCTTTATCAGATTTAGGTGGTGCAGCCGAAGATGAGGGAGATTTTGGAATAACAATTAACATAATTGGAAAAGGTACAGTAGTTACCAATTAATACCTTTCAGGTGGGGTGGATAAACCTCACTCTTTTTATTAGAAAGGAAGTGAAAATATGCAAGGAGCAGAAGTCTTAACTAAGTTTACGGCTGATACTAAAGATTTTGATAGTAAAGAAAAATCAATTGAGAATAAACTTGGTGGACTAGCCAAAGGAATAGCAAGTGGCTTCATGAAAGGTGTAGGACTAGCCTCTACTGCTTTAGTAGGTCTAACTACTGCCGGTGTAAAAATGTTTGCCGATGTAGAACAGTCATTAGGCGGAGTAGAAACTCTATTTAAAGATAGTGCTGATACTGTCATAGCCAATTCAAAAAGAGCATATGAAACTGCAGGATTAGACGCAAATACTTACATGGAGCAAGTTACTTCATTTAGTGCTAGTCTACTACAATCATTAGGCGGAGATACTGCAGAAGCGTCAAGAGTTGCTGATATGGCAATTATAGATATGGCAGATAACGCAAATAAAATGGGAACATCTGTCGAAATGATACAAAATGCCTATCAAGGATTTGCTAAACAGAATTATACAATGTTGGATTAACAAAATGGTTCAACTAAAACCTCGTGAAAACGGTGGAACTCTTTAATAAAGACAATACCGTGCCAAGCCTAGAAATAGGAAGGTGTAACGACTATCGAAAACACAATATTTGAATATTGGAAGTGAGTAGAGTACATTCAAGTGAATGGAAGTGCGAGGGAACGGCTTTGTCGTTCAAGAGATAGTCTACTCTACATAGTGATATGTAGCAGTTCATAAGAGAACGGCATAAGATTAACGACCTTATGTGAATAAAAGGAATTTAAAATTAGGTTATGGCGGTACTAAAACCGAGATGGAAAGATTGCTTGCAGACGCAGAAAAAATAAGTGGTGTGCATTATGATATTTCAAACTTAAGCGATGTGTATAATGCTATTCATGTTATACAAGGCGAATTAGATATAACAGGTACAACCGCAAAAGAAGCATCAGAAACTATTAGTGGTAGTGTTGCAAGTGCAAAATCTGCCTTTAAAAATTTTCTTTCAGGTCAAGGAGGAATAGAAGAAGTTATAAGTACATTCACTACCACTAGCAAAAATATTGCAAAAGGCGTGATGAAAGTATTCCCACAAGTTACTGAAGGAATAGTTGGAATAATAAACGGTCTAATCCCATTGTTACCAGAATTTATTGACCAATTATTACCTCCGTTAATACAAGGTGCTACTAATTTACTGATAGGCTTAGTTAATGCATTACCACAGTTTATTACTGTTTTAGCTCAAATGTTGCCTCAAATTATAACAACATTAATACAAGGTGCTACCACTATTATTCAAGCACTTGCTCAACAAATGCCTACTTTAATTCCTATTGTTGTTACTGCAATTTTAGATGGGTTGCTTGCTATTTTAGACAATGTAGACCAACTTGTTGATGCAGGTATTCAACTATTGATGGGACTTACGGATGGAATTATAAACGCTATACCTATTTTAATCGAGAAAGGACCCGAGATAATTGATAAATTAATACATGCTTTTTCAGAAAATTACCCTAAAATTATAAGTTTAGGAATAACTTTAACCACAAAAATTGCTGAGGGATTAATTAAAAATATACCAAAATTGGTTTCTAGTATTCCTAGACTCGTGAGTTCTATGATTAATACTTTTACATCATGGATAGGTAGTTTTGTTAATATAGGTAAAAATATGATAAGTGGACTTATAAACGGAATAAAGTCAATGTTTGGTAGTGCAGTAAATGTTGCTAAAAATCTTGGAAAATCTATATTAAATGGAATTAAAGGGCTTCTTGGAATTCACTCACCATCTACCGAATTCGCTTTAATTGGTAAATTCTCGGTATTAGGTTATACTGAACAACTAGATAAAATGAGCAAAGAAGTACAAGGCCAAATAGCCGAAACATTTAGTGTTAGTCCACAACTTGCTAACTCTAGTTCACTACATTATAGTCCAAACGTTATAGTAAATACTACCGTAAATCAAACACAGGACCCACTCGGAAGAATGGTAAATGATGTTAAGACATTTAGCGGTGGTGCTAGAAATGACTTTAATTATGGAATGGGGGTATAAGAGTGATACAAATCTTAATAGACAACGAAGAAGTAGTATGCGATAAAAATCTTATTATAAAGCAAGAAATGCTTACTACTCCTTCAATTATCCTCGATAATGTTTATCCAAAATCATGGGAACTTACAAAAGACTATACATCTAATTTCTACTACCCAAAAGATTATTCAATGTGCAAAATCTTACAAGATAATGAATTGATATTCGCCGGCATTGTTAAAAATACCGGTAACATATCACTTAATCCTAGATATCCACATTATGCGTCAGTACAAGTGTTGGACTTTAAAGACTTTTTGAGTTCAGGAGATACATTAGATTTTGTAATAAGCGAAAAAACAATAACAGAAGCAATTCAAATGATTATTGATACAATAGCACCTTACGGGTTTGTACTTGGTAATCTTAACATATTAGGCGCTGATGAAATAATTGGTGCATATAGTACACAAAATAAAACCGCTTATGACGTATTTCAATATATAGCCGATATAACACAGTCTAGATGGACTACAAGAATGATAGACGAGCATACAGTAGCAATAGATTTCTACGATCCGTCACTTATGCCGACAGGAACACCTATTGAATACACTAATGAATGGTTTGAGAATAATTTAATCGAAGATTTAAATTTTAACTATGGTACTTATGATTATCGTAATAAACAAGTTATGCAATCAAGCGAAGTGTTTGCCGATATAGACTATACAGAGACTATAATTGCCGATGGGTATAATACCGAGTTCATGGTAAGTTCTAATATTGGAATTATGAAAAGGATATTAGTCAACGGAGTAGAAGCGACATTTGCGGTTAAAACTGATGAGGAATTTGAAGTAGAAGCAGATTTTTACTATTCGAGCAGGAAAAACGAAATTGAAAGCGATTCTCTTTATAGTTCAGGAACTGTAATTACTGTAACTTATACACCTTTAGTAGAAGGTAGACAAATAATATACAACAATGATGAGGTTACTAGAGTTTCAAATCAACTTCAAAGACGTGGAATAATTGCACGTTATGAGAATAGAAATGATGTAATGTCAAGCGAAGAACTTACTAAAATTGGTCAGTCTTATATAAAATATAAAGGCTTGCCAGAGATAAAACTTACTGTAAAAACTCAGTCTAATTTGTGGAACGTAGGAAATGTAGTGTATTTCAACGCA